CAAGAACTCAGGGGCCCCGCACTTTGCGCGTAAGGATGATGTTCACCAAGAGGCGCTCAATGAGGCGTACGCAATAAGACGGGGAATGTCGCCTCCGCCAGTTGTCGTCTTCCATCGGGGGAAAGACGAGGAAGTAGCACGACCGGTTTTCGGCTATCCTTTTTCAATCACCCTTCTTGAAACCCGATTTTTCCAACCATATCAGGATAGGTTGCTACAAACCCCAGGATGTCCATACGTTGGTGGCAAGTATGACTTCCAAGTTGCCGGACTAATCAACGAGTTGCGTTCGAAGTCAAGATGGATGCTCGAACTCGACTTTCGCGGATTGGATGGGTCAGCTTCTGCTTTCCTAATTTCAAAAGCGAGCCAAATCGTACGGGAAAACTTCGACCTCGATGAGTTCGATGCGTATGATTGGGATGTTGTCATTCGATACCTACTCTTCGCCTCGATACTAGCCCCGGACGAATGCATTTATCATGGGATAAAGCATGGGATCAAAAGCGGGAGTAAATGGACTCAAGTGTTTGACACTATCATCACCCTACTCGGTGTGTTTTACGTCAAGTACAAACGCGATATTGACATTACTCGAGTATATGGCCTGGGAGATGATTCTGAGTCTGGGATCAATGGACCAGCCCCAAATCTCACCGAATGGCAAGCCGACCTGTTGGAGCTCGGCCTAGTGTTAAATGAGAAAAAGAGCCGCGTTAAATCAACGCGCGACAAGCCGTACTTCCTCGGACATCTGTGGCACAAGTTACACGCTGTACGGCCAACACTAGAAACGTTAGTTCGCCTGTGTACTCCCGAACGGAACAGAAAGGAGTATTGGATGAAAGAGGAAAATCCCCAGGCTTACGTTCAAGCGCTCGTAGAAAGAATACTTCGATACCAGGAAGATAATCCCGATACCTGGGACATCCTTCAGAGGTTGTTGCAAAAGGTGTTGTTTCCACATCTTGACAAAAGGTTTTTTATCGCTGCTAGTGATAGCAATCTCTTCTTTTCTCCTGTGAAAGAGAGTGTTGAACGCGATCGATGGAGGTACTTACCCGTCGCCGCGAATGATAGAAAACGGCCGCCAGGGGCATATAGAG